TTATTTCAATTGGGCGGTTGGGGCGGCCACCACAATCTCCGCCTGCAAATCTTCAAAATCGGGGTCGGTGTAAAAGCCGGCGGTTGTATCTATACGGCTGTGGCCAAGTATTTTTTGCAGGTGGCGCAACCCGCCTTTACGAATATAGTGGTTGCCAAAGGTGTGCCGCAGCAGGTGGGCGTACAAGGGTATGCCCAGGCGTTTTTTGAGACGTTTCATTAGTTCTTCGATAACTTTGTTGCCAATGGGTTCGCCCTTGCGCGGGCCGCTGCCGGTAACAAACACAGGCTCGGTTAGGAGTTTGTATTTGGGCCGGATGAGCAGGTAGCGGGTTAGGGCGGTGGCGGCCATATTGCTGAGAGGCACATCGCGGCGCTGGCAGGTTTTACTGGCGTGCACCAGTATCCGTTTGGCCTCCAGGTCTACATCGCCCATTGTTAGCGCCACCACTTCGCCTTTGCGCAGGCCGCAATCCAGCATAAGCAGCACTATGGCCATATTACGCTCGGCCAGGTCGGTTTCGGTGATGGCGTTGAGCAGTTGGCGCACCTGGGCCAGGCTAAGGCGGGGTTTGGGGCCTTTTTCCAGGCGGGGGCGTTTAAGCCGGGCCATAGGGTGCATGGCCAGCCAGCCTTCATCAACGCAGAACACAAAAAAGGTGTGCAGGGTGCGGTGTATTTGGTGCAGGTAGCCGGGGTGGTAGGGTTGGCCGTTTTTTTTGTGCAGGCCGGCCATAAATTTGGCTATGGCGTGGTGGTTTATTTCGGTTAGGAGCGGGTCTTGCAGGGCAATTTGTAGCCGGGTAAGGTGCTGCTGGTAGGTTTGGCGGGTTTTGGGGGCAAGGGTGTAGTTAAAGGTAAGGTATAACTGAATGGCGTTTTTTAGGTACATGGGGCATTTTCCTGGGGTATTTGGGGTATTTTTAGCACATCTGTTTGGTTACGATTTTTATTACTATTAAAAATTGAGTTTTTGAGTTATTATAAGCCTGACTTATGCCTGTTTTTACGTCTTTTATTTTTAACCAAAGCAAGGTAAAGTGTGTTTATGGCCACGTATCGCCCGGCTAAAAACCTGAGTTTTTTAACCTGGCCTCAACTGGAGTTGATTGACCGGCTGGTTGGCGAGATGTGTCAGTTAAGCCAGGCCGGCGAGGCCCGGTTGACGGTGGTGTTTAAAAACGGCAAGCCGCGCTTTATTGAGCGCAGCACCAGCGAAGAGTTGAAGCCATACCGCTAAGCCGTTTACAACTGATTGGGGGTATGTTTTGCCCGACAGAGACATTGTTCCGGGGCAGCCTGTTGTTGCAGGCTGCCCCTTTTTGTTATCTGCCCGCGAGCGGCAGGCGCTAAGCCTGGCCGCCGATGGGCAAACAGATATAGAGGCGGCGCGGGCTATGCGGGTAGCGCCCCGCACGTTACGGCAATATTTGCAGCGGGCGCGGGGTAAGTTGAGCGCGATAAATACCACCCATGCGGTGGCGATTGCGGTTAAGAGTAATTTGATTTAAAGGCGGACCGGCGCGCCAACAGGCAAAGCCGGGGGTTGGATGGCGGGCGCTTTTATTTTTAGATTTTAAATGCCAGAAAATCTATATTTTCTGGCATTTCCTCACGGAAAGGATTTTTATGGCGTTACGGCTGCCAACCTGGTTGACAAGCCCGGAATACAAACGTTTGTTGGCGCTGGAGATGCCGCCCCGTGATAAGGCCATTATCACCACGTTTATTTACACCGGGCTGCGCTCTAACGAGCTGAGGCTGCTTGATGTAGAGGATATTGATTTTGAGGTATTAACGCTGCTGGTGCGATTTGGTAAGCGATCTAAACAGCGGATTATTCCCCTGCATGCCGAAGCGGTTTTGGCGCTGGAGACGCACCTGGCCGGGCGGCGGGCCGGGCCGGTGTTTATGAGTAACCGGGGGAAACGGATCAGCTATGACCGGTTGCATTCACTGGTTAAATCACTGGGGAAACAAGCCGGGCTACGAAAGGATTTGCACCCCCATGCGCTGCGGCATAGTTTTGCCGTAGCGTTGCTGGAAGCCGATGTAAACCTGGAGACAATCCGGGATTTATTGGGCCATGATGATATAAAAACAACCAGTATTTACCTACACTGCTCAACGGCCAAACGCCGGGCGGCTGTAGACAAAATATAACCAGAAACCAGATTTAGTTTTACCAGAACAGGAGACCAGATGTTGTTTTTACCCAAAGCCCCTTTTCCTTATTTTGGGGGCAAATCCAAAATCGCCTCGCTAATATGGCAACGTTTCGGAGATGTCAAGAATTATGTAGAGCCTTTTGCCGGGTCCTTGGCAGTGTTATTTGCCCGGCCCAGTGAGCCAAAAATAGAAACGGTTAATGATAAAGACTGTTATCTAGCTAATTTTTGGCGAGCACTGAAGAATGACCCGGAGGGAGTGGCAGGTTGGGCCGACTGGCCAGTGAATGAAGCCGACCTGCATGCTCGCCACTGGTGGTTAGTGAAGCAAGAGGATTTTCGGGGGCAAATGAAAAGCGATCCCGATTTTTACGATTTAAAAGTGGCCGGTTGGTGGGTATGGGGTATTTGCCAGTGGATTGGGGGCGGATGGTGTTCAGTACGGGAGAATAAACCCAGCCAAAAACGGCCTTGTTTATCAAATGCCGGGCGAGGGGTTCACCGGCCCGCCCAGCAGATACCCAAGTTGAGTTGCGCCGGACAGGGTGTTCACCGGCCAAGCCAAAAATTGCCAGCGTTGGGGGACTCTGGAAGGGGGATTCATCGCAGCACAAACGGTGATCTGGGGGATTATCTCAAGTCATTGGCGGCACGTTTGCGCCGGGTACGAGTGTGTTGCGGTGACTGGAGCCGGGTAGTAACCAAAGCCGTAACTTATGGCATTGGCCAAACGGCTATTTTTCTCGACCCGCCTTATGCAGCCGAAGCCGGGCGCTCGGCCAACCTTTATGGGGTGGATGATTTAAGCGTAGCGCACCAGGTGCGCCAGTGGGCCATTGAAAACGGAAACAACCCACTATTGAGAATTGCTCTATGCGGTTACGAAGGGGAGCACGAGCTGCCGGAAGATTGGGTGTGTGTTCCCTGGAAAGCCAACGGCGGTTACAGCGGAGCCGGTAACACGAATCGGTTTAAAGAGCGGGTTTGGTTCAGCCCGCATTGTCTGAATGAGGGGGTGTAAGAAAGTGGCCAAAAAAGTAACGGTTAGCGCACTGAAGGCGATGGTAGAGGAACTGCTGAACATTGCGCCGGTTTATGAGCGGTTCAAAACACTGGAGAAACAGGTTAAGGATGGGTTAGTTGAACTAAACTTTTCCGAAGTTGAGATACCAGGTTTGGGCCGGGTATTTGTGTCCACATCCGAGCGAGTAAAGGTGACTGTACCGGAAGCTGTACGGATACTGGGGGAAGCGTTGGCGGATAAGGTGATTGTGATTCACCGATCCGTTTCCAATGACATTATCAAGGCGCTGGTGCAGGCGGAGATCATCACCCCGGATAAGCGAGACGATTTAATGGCCACCGCAGAGAAAACGCCGGTGGTTAATTTGTACATAAGACCATTAAAGTAAAAGGGGAAGGCATGAAGAAAGCGCGGGTTATTATCAAATTTTTTCAAAGCTATTGGGCAGAGGTACGGCACTGCGCCGATCTGACGGTTGAGTTGTGGGTGGAACTGATGATGTTGGCCCCCAAGCTGGCGGCCGAATTGAAGGAGGCCGGCGATGGCGGAGAACAACAGCAGTGAGCAGTTGTACCAGCTTTTAACCGAGATTGATAAGAAGGTAACTCGGCTAGAAACGATGATGGCGCAGATCGAAAAACAACAGGACGGTTTTGTAACACGGGCTGAATTTGAGCCGGTGAAAAAGCTGGTTTACGGTGTGATTGGGCTGGTAATGACCGGCGTAGTCACAACCGTTTTAGCGTTGGTTATCAGAACGGCATAGTGTGCCTACTAAACCGCCAACGCCGTGCCGGCAGCCAGGCTGCCCAAACTTAAACTGTGATGTGCATCGTTCAAAGAAAGAGTCCGGTCGCCCATCGGCGGCAGCTCGCGGTTACGATCGGCGATGGCAACGACTGCGATTGATGTTTCTGCGAGCCAATCCATTATGTGCAGACCCTTTTGGTTTGCACGCAAACAACAACAGCGAGGTGGTCGTAGCGGTTGATGTGGACCATATCAAGCCAAGGCGCACGGGTGGCCAGGACGAATGGAGTAACCTACAGGCGTTGTGCCACAGTTGCCACAGCAAAAAAACAGCCACTGGGGGGTAGGGGGAGTCAAATCTCCACAACCTTACCGGCGTAGACCGTGCGAGCCACGACCCTTTTACACCCGCAGGTTGGATTGATTTTCATGAGTATGACCGGGCCAGCACCGAAACCCACAGCATTAAAGAGACTCGCTGGCAACCCCGGCAAACGGGCGTTGAATAATAGCGAGCCGCAACCCAAACGAATTGTGCCAGCTATGCCTCGCTCTTTGAAACGAGGGGCCAAACAGTTTTGGGGCGAGTACGCTGAAAAGCTGGAGCAGCTTGGGTTACTGACCGAGGTTGACGGGCCGGCGATGGCCCTAATGGCGGCTCATTACGAGATGGCCTGGGATGCGTACCGGATCATAAAAAAAGATGGGCTGCAAACAGTAGACGAAAACGGGGCCGCCCGGAAGCACCCGCTGCTCCAGGTGTGGCGAGAGAACAGCACCGCTTTCCGTCATTATGCGGCCCAGTTTGGATTGACACCGGCGGCGCGGGCGCGGCTTAGTATGCCGGAGCCAACAGAAGAGGACGATTACGAGGCGTTCCTGAGAGGCTAAATGAACCCGGCGCAGCAGTACATTGAACAGGTCCGCCGGGGCGAAATCACGGTCTGCAAATGGGTACGTCTGGCGGTGCAGCGCCACGTAAGCGACCTGGCTACAGGCCACGAGCGCGGGCTGTACTTTGACGAAGATGCCGGCAATCGGGTTTTGAGATTTTTTGGGTTCCTGAAACACTCGAAGGGAGAGTGGGCCGGCCAAACCGTTACACTGGAACCCTGGCAGCAGTTTATTTTGTGGGTGCTGTTCGGTTGGAAACAAGCCGATGGCACCCGGAGATTTAGAACGGCCTACGAAGAGATTGCCAGAAAAAACGGCAAGTCTACCAAGGCGGCCGGGGTGGGGCTGTATCTCTTTGATGCTGATAAGGAACCAGGCGCGGAGGTTTACACAGCCGCGACCAAAAGAGACCAGGCCCGGATTACGCATTCTGAAGCGACACGGATGGTTAAAAAATCCGGGCCGCTAAAGAAGCGGATTGCTATTTACAAAGATAATCTGCACAACGAGGCGACGGCCAGTAAGTTTGAGCCGGTGGGGCGCGATGCGGACAGCCTGGATGGGCTGAACATCCATGGCGCAATTGTAGACGAGCTGCACGCCCACAAAACCCGCGATTTGTGGGACGTGCTGGAGACGGCCACCGGAGCCAGGCGGCAGCCATTGATGTACGCCATCACTACGGCGGGGTACAATCGGCAATCCATTTGTTACGAATTGCACGACTATACCCGCAAAGTGCTGGAGGGAATTATTCAGGACGACTCGTTTTTTGGGATCATCTTCACGCTTGATGAGGGGGATGATTGGGAAAACGAGGCCAACTGGCCAAAGGCTAACCCAAACCTGGGCGTTTCAGTTAAGCTGGACGACCTGAGACGCAAGGCGATAAAGGCCAAAAAAATGCCGTCGGCACTCAACGCTTTTTTGCGGCTACACATGAACGTGTGGACGCAGGCGGAATCGCGGTGGCTGGATGCCGAAAAATGGCGAGCCTGCGGGGGCGAGACAGACCCGGATGGGCTACGGGGGCGGGCCTGTTATGGCGGGTTAGACCTATCCAGCACGATTGATATTAGCGCATTTGTGCTGGTTTTTCCGCCCGAAGCCAAAGGGGAGCCGTTCAAGGTTTTATGCCGGTTCTGGATTCCAGAGGCGGCTATGCACGAGCGATCCAAACGGGATCGGGTTCCATACGACGCCTGGGTGCGCGACGGTTTTATAGAAGCAACGCCCGGCGACGTAATTGATTACAAGTTTATCATTGCCGAAATCCTGGAACTGGCCGCGCGGTACGATTTAAACGAAGTAGCGTTTGACCGATGGGGGGCCTCAAAGATGATCCAGGAATTGCAAGAGGCAGAGTTAACGGTAGCGGCTTTTGGGCAAGGATTTGCCAGCATGTCCGGGCCGATGAAGGAGCTGGAGCGATTGATCGCCGCCGGCGAATTAGCCCACGGTGATAATCCGGTACTGCGCTGGATGGCCGACAACCTGGTAGCCCAGATGGACCCGGCCGGGAACATTAAACCGGATAAGGCCAGGTCTATTGAAAAGATTGACGGCATGGTGGCCTTGATCATGGCCCTTTCCAGGGCGATTTTACAGGGAGATGGCGGCAGTGTTTACGAAGAACGGGGGCTATTGGAACTATGAAAAATATTGACCGGGCTGACCTGTGCCTGGGGAGCGGAACATGCCTTGTTTTGGGCGGGTTGTGGTGGATACACCCCCCGCTTACTCTGTTAGCTATGGGCCTTGTTTTTATTTTTTTGGGTTATTTGCTATCTCACAAGAGTGAGCCAAAGGACGGGTAATGGGCATTTTCTCCAGTTTATGGGAGCGGCGCAGCACACTAAAAAGCCCTGAACCGTGGCTGCTAAGGCTACTGGGGGGAGAACCGACAGCGCCTGGAGTAGCGGTTACGCCGCTGAGCAGCCTGCAAAGCGTGGCCGTGTTTGCCTGTAACCGGATTTTGGCCGAGTCAGTGAGCAGTTTGCCCTTGATTTTACACCGCCGGCTCGCCGGCGGCGGGCGAGAGCGGGGCCTCAACCATTCCCTTTATTCCATTTTACATGACCTGCCCAACCCGGAAATGACCTCGATGGAGCTGCGAGAAACCCTGCAAGGCCACCTGGGGTTGTGGGGCAACGCTTACGCCGAGATTGAACGCGACAACGGCGACCGGGTTAAAGGGCTGTGGCCACTGCGTCCGGATCGGGTAGATATTCAGCGCGTCAACGGCGAGTTGGTTTATTTTGTAACCATAGGAAACGAGTTAGAGCACGATCCGGAGGTAGAACCTTTACGCGCCCGGCAAGTAATGCACCTGCGCGGCCTGGGATACGACGGTATTCGTGGCTATAACCCGATTGCGCAGGCCCGCCAAGCGGTGGGGCTATCTCTGGCGACTGAGGAATTTGGCGCACGGTTTTTTGGCAACGGCGCTCGGCCCGGCGCTGTACTGGAACACCCGGGCAAGTTAAGCGACAAAGCGTATGATCGCCTACTGAAATCCTGGAATGACCGGCACGAGGGGTTGAGCCGGGCGCACCGAATGGCAATTTTGGAAGAGGGGGTAAAGCTGCACGAGGTGGGTATTCCCCCCGAAGACGCCCAGTTTTTAGAAACCCGAAAGTTTCAGGTGACCGAGATTGCCCGCCTTTTCCGGGTACCGCCGCACATGCTGGCCGACCTGGAGCGGGCCACGTTTAGCAATATCGAGCAACAAAGCCTGGAGTTTGTGATTTACACCCTCACGCCCTGGCTGGTGCGCTGGGAACAGGCGATTTATCGAGATTTGTTGAGCGCAGCAGAGCGAAAGAGCTATTTTGCCAAGCATCAGGTGAATGCCCTGCTACGGGGTGACATAAAAAGCAGGTACGAAGCCTACCATATTGCCCGGCAAGACGGCTGGATGAACGGCGATGACATCAGAGAGTTGGAAGAGTTGAACCCCATGCCGGCTGGCCAGGGGCAAATTTACCTAGTGCCGTTAAACATGGTGCCGGCCACCCAGCTTTTAGAGCCGGCTTCCACCCCGCCCGCCGGCCAGAGAAGCGTCGCCGGCGAGCGGCGCGACCTGACTTACGAGCAGCGAGCGCGGAATGTGGCCACCAGCCGGCGCAAGTTGGCGGCCAGTTACGAGCGGCTTTTTACCGATACCGCTAACCGGGTCATCCGGCGGGAAGTATCGGACGTAAAACGGGCGTTACGGAAACTTTTAAAACGGTCCAACCAGGATTTTTTAGCCTGGCTAAAAGATTTTTACCAGGAACACGAGGTATTTTGGCAGCGGCAAATGAAGCCAATACTTTTTAACTACGCCGAGCAAGTTGGCGTTGAGGTAGGCCGGGAGCTGGACCAAACGCCGGGAGATATTCAGCGATTCATTGAAGATTACGTGGCGGCCATGGCCGGGCGAGAGTGTGACAGCTCTTTTAAGCAGTTGCGGGCCTTGCTGGAGCAAGCGTTGATTGATGAGAGCGACCCGGTGGAGGTTTTAGACGCCCGTTTGAGCGATTGGGACGCGAGCCGGGGCGCTCGATTGGGAAAAGATGAGTCTAACCGGGCCGGGAACGCTATGGCCTGGGCATTTTACGCTGCCGGCGGCGTGCAGATAATGCGTTGGGTAACGATGGGCGACCCTTGCCCGTATTGCAAGGCACTGGATGGCCAGGTGGCGGGCATCCGCTCGAATTTTTTGAGGAAAGATGATGATTTTCAACCAGACGGCGCGGAACGGCCGCTTTCTAAGCGGAGTGATATACGGCACGGGCCGCTACATGATGGATGCGACTGCCAGGTGGTAGCCGGATAGGAGGCTGGTGACGTGAGTATTGAACGAAGATTTTTAGCCCGTGAGTTACGGGCGGAAAGATCGGACGGGCAACCTGCAAAAATTGCAGGATACGCCGCAGTGTTTAACTCGCTCAGCGAGGATTTAGGGGGATTCCGGGAAGTAATCATGCCCGGAGCGTTTAGCCAGGCAATTCAGGAAGACGATGTGCGCGCCCTTTTTAACCACGATTCCAGCTTAATTCTGGGGCGCAACACAGCCGGAACACTGATTTTGAGCGAAGATGACGTGGGGCTGCGCTACGAGATTACCCCTCCAGACACTCAGTACGCCCGCGACTTGCTGGTTAGTATTGGGCGCGGGGATGTAGACCGATCATCTTTTGGCTTTATGGCCACGGAAGAGAGTTGGAAGCACCCCACAGATATGGAGCCGTTACCGGTGCGCGTGCTGCACCGCTGCCGGCTGTTTGATGTGTCGCCGGTGACGTTTCCGGCTTATCCAGAGACACTGGCGACAGTACGAAGCAAAGCAATCGAACTCGGCCAGGCGGCCGGGGGGGCCGAGGATGGCACAGCCGGGCGACTGGCCATGCAACGGCGCAAATTAAATCTTATTGAACTTAGTTAGGAGGCACTATTATGACGCTCAGAGAAAAACGAGCCAAAGCCATTGCCGACGCCCGCGCTTTACTATCTAAAGCCGAGGGCGAAGGCCGGGACTTGACCGCCGAGGAACAGTCCTTGTATGACCAATTGGTAAACGAAGCCGAGTCGCTGCGCAGCCGGATTGAACGCGAAGAACGTTTGACCGGAATGGAAGCCGACATGGGCCGCAGCCAGAGCCAACCGGTGCATACCCGCAGCCAACCGGCCAACGCCGATATTGGTATGAGCAAAAACGACTTGAAGCAATATAGCCTGGTGCGGGCGATCCGGGCCGTAAGCGCAGCGATGAAGGGCGACCAACGGGCGCTGGATGAAGCCGGGCTGGAAATGGAAGCCAGCCGGGCTGTAGCCAAACAACTGGGGCGCGATCCGCAAGGCTTTTTTATCCCCTACGACTGGCAACGGGCCGGCTTGCAAGGCGAACAGCGCGATTTGACCAAAGGCACCAACACGGCCGGCGGCTACACCGTAACAACCGACCTGCTGGCGCAATCTTTTATTGAACTGCTACGCAACAAAATGATAGTGCGCCAGGCCGGGGCTACGGTACTGAGCGGCCTGGTGGGCGACATTGCCATTCCGCGCCAAACCGGTGGGGCAACGGCCTACTGGGTAGCCGAAAACGGCGCGCCGACCGAAAGCCAGCAAGCTATTGACCAGGTAACGATGACTCCCAAGACCGTGGGGGCCTACACCGATATTAGCCGGAAATTGCTGCTGCAATCCTCGATTGATGTGGAACAATTTGTGCGCGGTGATCTATCCAACGTGTTGGCCCTGGCCCTGGATTTGGCCGGATTACATGGCACCGGCTCTAACAACCAACCCACCGGCGTGGCCAGCGTGAGCGGCATTGGCAGCGTGGCCGGCGGCACCAACGGGTTAGCGCCGGCGTGGAGCCATATTATCAACCTGGAAACCGAAGTGGCGATTGATAACGCCGACTTGGGGAGGCTGGCCTACATTACCAATGCCAAAGTGCGCGGCAAGTTGAAACAAACGGCCAAGGTTGCTTCCAGCGACTCGGTGATGGTGTGGGGCGAAACGGCCACGCCGCTCAATGGCTACCCCGCGTATGTAACCAACCAGGTTGCCAGTAATCTGGATAAAAACACATCAACCGGGGTGTGCAGCGCCATTTTCTTTGGCAACTGGGCCGACCTGATTATTGGGTTGTGGGGCGGGCTGGATATTTTGGTTGACCCCTACACCGGGGCAACCGCCGGCACGGTGCGGGTGGTTGCGTTGCAAGACGCCGACATAGCGGTACGCCATGCCCAAAGTTTTGCGGCCATGTTGGACGCATTGACTAGCTAACAAACGGAGAGGCGCGAACCTTATGGAGATTATTTTAACCCGCAACGTTTTAATTAATGGCGCCCACTGCGCCGCCGGGAATACCGTAACCGTTGATGATCGGCTGGGCCGAAACCTGATTGCTATGGGTAAGGGTAAAGCGGCCAGGCCCGCGCCCGCCAGAGAAAAAGCCACGTCGCCAAAAGCTGAAGGACGCGAAACCCGATGAATTGGACGCTGTCCACTCCACCTGCATTAGAGCCGGTGAGCCTGGCCGAAGCCAAAACGCACTGCCGGATAGACGGCAGTGATGACGATGATTACCTGGCCGGGCTGATTACGGCAGCCAGAGTTTATCTTGAAGAGGTAATGCGGCGAGCGTTTTTGACGCAGACCTGGCGGGCCAGTTTAGACGCCTGGCCGGACGATAGCGAGATAACGTTACCTCGCGCCCCGCTGCAAAGCGTAATATCCATTGTTTACAAAGACTCCAGTGGCGCGCAAACAACTCTGGCCGAGACGGACGATTACCTGGTGGACACGGACAGTGAGCCGGGCCGGATTGTGCCGGCCGTTAATAAAAACTGGCCGGAGACGGCGCTTTACCCGATTAACCCAATTCAAATTACGTACATCGCCGGGTATGGCGACGCTCCGGAGAATGTGCCGGCCACGATCCGGCAGGCGATCCGGCTGTTAGTAGGTCATTGGTACGAAAATCGAGAGGCAACAATGAGCGGAGCCACGGCCAGAGAGATACCCCTGGCCGTGGACTCGCTGATTTATATGGACAGAATGTAGGAGGTTTTATGTTTAAACGATTGTTCTTTGTGTTTTTGCTGGTTTTGACGCTGCTTTCCGGCCTGCTCTGGCCGGCGCTCTGGCCCACCGGGGCAGCCCGGGCCGCTGGCGAGGACGGCAGCCGGGATGTAATTACCCCGACCACCATGTTGGCCGCAGGGGTAACGCAGTCTTTGAGTGCCGCCAGTGGCGATGGGCACAAGTTTGTGAATAACGGACGCGAATTTTTGGTGGCAAGAAACAGCACTGCCGGCACCATTACCATGACGGTTGTAACCGGAGGCACGGTGGATGGATATGCCATCAATGATGTGGATATTGCCATTGCCGCCGGCGCAACAGCTCTGGCCGGGCCGTTTAAGCCGGAGGTGTTTAATCAACGCTCCGGGAGCGACGCCGGGAAGGTATACCTGAATTGGAACTCGACGGTTACCGGAACGGTCGCTAACTCGGTGACGGTGAACGTGTATAAGCTGCCCTAATATGAAAGCCGGAAGCCTGAAGCACCGAATCACCATCCAGCGACCAGTGAAGGAACGCGACACGGATGGAGCCGAAATTGTGATTTGGAGCGACCTGGCGACGGTGTGGGCGGCGGTAGAACCACAGAACGGCAGCGAACGTCACATTCAGGATAGCGATCAACTGCTGGCCAGCCGGCTAACCAAATTTACCATCCGGGCGCACAACGGATTAGACGCCACAATGCGAATTATATTTGGCAGCCAGGTGTTTGATATCCAACAAATTATCAATGTGGCCACCGGCAACCGGGAAATGTGGCTGATGGGCAAGGAGAACGGCGTGTGAGCGGGGTTGGAACGGGATCGTTTAATGTTGAAGGCGCTGAAGAGATTATCCGCAAACTAAAGGCCCTGGGGGATAAGGCCCAGGATGTTATTGGGCCGGCGACGCAGGAAGGCGCGGAGATTGTTAAGACGGAAGTAGAACGGCTGGCGCTAAAAGACAGCGGCGAGACAGCGGCGCATGGATTTATGACCAAGCCAGGCTCAATGAAAAATCAGGCGGCCAACACGGTAGTGACGATCAGTGACCGGAAATTTGAATACGTGTTTTATAACGAATTTGGCGCGCCCAACCGGACCAAAGGCGGAAGCCTGCCGGCCAGGCCCACTATTCGACCGGCATTTTTATCCAAAAAGGATGAAGCGGCCAAGGTAGTTGAAGAAGCCTTGAAACGAGCGTTAGGGTTATGAGCACCATTGATGAAGCTCTCTACGCCTATCTCACCGCATCGAGCACCAAAACCGGAGCGATTATTGGCGACAGGCTATACCCGCTGGAATTACCACAAAATCCAACTTACGAGGCGGCCACTTACCAGCAGATCAGCTCGCAGCTTACGGCCACCGGCCAAAACGCGCCGGGTGACCTGGAGGATGCGTTGTTTCAGTTTGACTGCTACGCGCTGAGCCGCAAAAAGGCCAAAGCGCTGGCTAAGGCCATGCGAGCTGATTTGAGCGGCTTTAAAGGCATATTGAGCGGGATTAAGGTGGCTAGCCTGTTTCAAAACGAGTATGACTTTTGGGGAGCCGAAGCCGGGGTGTGGCGAATAACCCTGGAATTTAAAGTTTTATTTAATATTTAACCCCTGAGAAGGGGGAAAAAGAAAGGAATCAAAATGGGCTATCAACCCGGATACGGAACAGTGTTAAAAGTGGGCGACGGGGCAGACCCGGCCACCGCGACGTTCACCACCATTGCGCAGGTGAACAAGATTGGCGACATGAAGCTGGAAACGAAGTTTTCTGAGTTTGTGCAACATGGCGGAAACGGGTTTCAGGAACAAATCCCGACCATTCAATTAATCGGTGATCTTGATCTTGAACTCGGTTACGATTCTTCTTTGCCAACGCACTCGGTTGCTGCTGCCGGCGGAGTGGTGCATGCCTGGGTAAATAAAACCAAACTGGCGTGGAAGCTGGAGTTGAGCGATGGCGGAAACCTGGCCGTGCCGTTTGTGGCCTACGTGGGCAATGTGGAATTTAAACCGGACACGGAAAAACACGTAATCAGCAAGATTACGCTTAAACCGACCGGCGCGCCGGCCCTATAAGAAATTTTTATAAAGCGGAGGTTTTGAGATGAGTTTTTTAACTCGTGACGATATTTTAAACGCCAATGACCTGGTGGTTGAAGAAGTTGAAGTGCCGGAGTGGAAAAAAGACGGTAAGGTTAGGGTAAAGGCCCTGAACGGGTACGAGCGGGATCGGTTTGAAGAGAGTATGACCCAGCAAAAGGGCAAGAAAATCCACATGAATATGCAAAACGTGCGGGCGCGGCTGGCGGCAGAAACAATGGTTGATGAAAATAACAAGCCGTTGTTTAGCCCGGCCGATGTTGAGGCGCTGGGCCGCAAAAGCGCCGCCGCCCTGGGCCGCGTTTTTGACGTGGCAATGCGGCTGGCCGGCATGCGCGACCAGGACATTGAGGAGTTGACTGAAAATTTTACCAAAGACCAGCGCGAAGGTTCTACTTTAGATTAGCTCTGGCGCTGGGCTGGCCATCAGTTGAGCAGGGGTTGGCTAATATCTCCAGCCGGGAACTGTCGGAGTGGATTGCCTACGACGCGGTATCACCAATTGGAGAAAGCAGGCTTGATTTACTGTTTGCTTATCTGATGGCCGTGTTGGTGAATGTGCACAAAGGCAAGGATGACACGCCGGCCAGTCCTGAAGATTTTTTGATTGATTTTTGGGCAGAGCGGGTGGAACGCGAGCCGGAGCAATCACTGGAAGAGCAGCGGGCGATTCTTGAAATGCTGAAGCTGGTGTTGGAAAGACCATCAACCTGACAGGATGAGTTATGGCAACTATCGGGAACCTCATTATAAACATCGGGGCGAAAATAGACGGATTGAGTAAGGGCTTAAACGACGCTCAAAACGCCATAAACAATGCATCCGGCGGCATGGGTAGAATGATGCAGACAGCGGTGGGCGTTGTGATTGGCGGAGCTATCCAGGCCGGGTTCCATGCTATTACATCATCGGTTGGTGGGCTGGCCAGTGAAATGATCAACTCCAATGCTGCGTTTGAAGATTATCAGACACGGTTCAGGGTATTGCTGGGTAGTACGGAAGCGGCCCAACAGCGCATGGACGAACTGGCAAAATTTGGGGCAACGACTCCATTTGATTTACCGGGTGTAGTTGATGCCGACCTGGTATTGCAGGGATTTGGGCTACACAGCGTTGAGTCTGCTCAAAAGTTTGGCTTTTCTGGAGAGCAAATTCGCACAATTGCCGGGGATGTGGCCAGTGGAACTGGTCAGAATTTCAAAGAGATGGCGTTGCTGATTGGTAAGTTTTCCAGCGGAGCCACCGGGGAAGCAATCAGTCGTTTTCAGGAACTAGGTATCACCACCCGTGAAGAGTTATCAAAAATGGGGCTAGAATTTTCTAAAACTGGCCAGCTTACATCTCCTCTGCCAGAAGCGATGAATGTGGTGCTCACTCTGATGAAACAGAAGTATGGTGGGTTGATGGATGCCCAGAGCAAAACATTCAACGGAATGATGAGTAACCTGCGCGATTGGATTGGAAATACGATCCGCACTATAGGGCAGCCGATTTTTGAGAAGGTGAAGGATAAGCTCCAGGTACTTTTAAATTTTCTAGGTTCACCGATGGTGCAAAACGCGGTGACAGCGTTTTCTAATCGCCTAGCAGACGGGATTGGAACCGTAGTTGATTTTATTGACAACTCTATAACGCCTGCCATTCAAACGTTATTTGATTTTTTGACCGGCGGTGACATCCAACCCTTTGCAGACTTTCTTAGAAGTTTGCAAATTCCACCAGGGTTAGCCAATTTCATTACTGATTTAGTTGTTGGTATACGGCTTTTAGCCGAGGCGGTTCAAGGTGGTAGCCTTGAAGGTTTTAGGGGCTTTTTAGATGAAGTTGGTTTCGATACTCCCGTCCTGCAAACTCTGGCCAATGTAATCGTAAACCAGATAATTCCAACGTTGCAGCGATGGGGGCAGGCTTATGTGATGCCGGCGCTCGATGCGTTTGTGAATCAAACCCTGCCAATGTTGTGGCAAAAGGCCCAGGAAGTTTGGAACTGGATTACCACCACGGCTATTCCCACACTTCGAGGGTGGGGGCAAACAATAGCAGATTTTGTGACGCCCAAATTCACCGACCTGAAGCTGCTGCTTGATAACTTCATCACCGCCATAATGCCGCCGCTAAAAGAGGCGTGGCAAACTTTGGTCAAGGTATGGCAAAACGAAATATCGCCTGAACTGGCGAAATTATGGACTGCATTAAAAAACCTGTTTACTGAGATTTTTGGCGGAACGGGAAAAACCGATGGTTGGAAAATTGCGCTCGGAATACTAAAAAGCGTTTTGGATGAGGTGGTGCTGGTGGTTCATTTGCTCACCCCGGCGATAAAAGCCACAGCGACAGTGTTGTCGCTGGTTATAGATAACGTGGCAACCACAATCAATAACTTCGTCAGATTCAAACAAGGTATAGATGGTATCATTGACGCGGTAGGGCGGTTGATTTCAAAGTTAGGTGAACTGGCATCTAATTTAATTGGGCTGGTAATCCCTGATGTACTTACGCCGGGCAGCCCTACCCCCTTCGAGATTGGACTGCGTGGTATCGGCGATGCTATTTCATCAATGCCTAATTTAAATTTTACCAGCGCCGCAGTGGGTGGTATAGATAAAATCACCGGCGCGATGGCGCAGGCGCTGGTCCCGATGCCGGCAATGGCGACCGTTACCGGGGGAGCCGGAACTTCAGCAAAAGGGACGGTTATCGCCATAGATACGATTACGATCAACGCCAATAGCCGCAACGAAGGCCAGGAAGCCGGCGCCGGTTTTATTAGTGAATTACGCAGCCGGGGGCTGATGTAATGTATTACTTTGATGAGTTTGACGGGCTGGTGTTAACCTGCCTGGAGGCCGACATTGGCGGCCAGGCAGCCGGGGATTACATGGCCATGTCGGCCGGGCAATTTGACGCCAATGGTAACGAGCCAACCTATCACCGGGGGGTAACCGCTACCGCGAAATTGATTGCACTCAGCAGTTACTCATCCGGGCTGCCCGGACAGGGCCGCATGATACAAGGTAAAATTGGTCGGCGCGGAAAATTGTGGCGGCGCTGGCTGGATGGACAGCGAGAATGGGTTTACGCCCGGTTAATTAAGTGCGCCGGCAAATCAACCCGGGGCAACCAACTGTATCAGGAAATGCAAGCCGAATGGCAGGTAGAATCACCGGTTTGGTTTGCGGAGACCCAGACCAGCGTGGTGGCCACTATTGGCGCGACACCCCAGCAGGTGACGTTGCTCAACTCCGGGAATGCGGATGCGCGAGGCGTAGCTATTACCATTTCCGGCACAACCACACCAATTACCGGCGTAAAAATTGGGGTAAGCGGTGTTAGTGAAATTCAGTGGGCCGGTAGCCTGGGCAGTGGCCACAGCCTGGTTATCAACGGCGCAGCCCGATCCGTGCTAAAGGACGCAACTGACGATTACGATGCGTTTAGCCTTACGGCCAACCACAAAATTAGCGACTGGTTAAAACTGCCGCCAGGCAGCACTCCGGTGGCGGTAACAATATCACCCGCCGGAGCTTTGCCGGCGGCAGTTAAATTTGAATATTACGACACCTGGAAATAACTATGGAATTTTGGATTGATATACAAAGCGGCGATGGAACCAAGTATGGCCCCGGGCCAATTTTAACAGCAACGCAATGGGAAACAACGGCCCGGCTGGATAAAGCGGGTCGTTTTTCATTCGAGATGCCGGCGAGCGACCCCAGAGCCGCCATAGTCCAGCCAAAGAGAGAAGCCTGGTGCTATGCCGTAATCAATGGCGCGGTTGAGCTGGTAGGGGCCGGAATTATTGATCAAATTGACGCCAAAACGTCTCTGACTGCACCGCCGATGTTGACAGTGAGCGGTGATGATCTGTTACGAGAGCTGACATACCGCAGCACAGGATTTTTGGAAGTTGTCACCGATGACGGCCAGGCCAGCCCCGACGCCCTGAGCCTGATTATGGCCGAAGCGCCAAGCGGCTGGAGTCTGGATACAACCGCCGGGCACGCGGCCACAGAAACCGAGGTGTATGCCAAGTTTGTGGGAGAAACAGTGCTGGCAGCCCTGGGTAAAGTAACCGAACACACCGGCGAGCATTTTAGGGTAGGCAGCGGAAAAACGGTTGTTTGGCTACAGGATGACTTGCCCCACAGTGGCGTGCGAGCTATTGGCCAGGCTGATCCCGGCGCGGTTATTGATAATGGTGATGTTTGCCTGATTACCGAATTGAGTAAAAGTCAGGGAAGTTACGATTTATGCACTCGTATATTTGCTTTTGGGGCCGGAAACGGGCAAGCCCGGGTAACGTTGGCCGACGCTACCGTATCGGCTCCAGCCGGATACGCGATTGACAAGAGCAACCCCAAAGGGGCAAATCTAACCGCCAGCGCCGCGTTTGCCGAGTATGGGCAGATTGAACGGTATGTTAGCTGGAAAGAAATTAGTCCGATCACTAATACGGAGGCAGATATAGAGAGCGCGGCCAACGAGCTGTGCGCGGCTGCATATCAGTATTTATCAAAGTACAGCGAGGTTCAATGCAGTTACCGGCTGGCAGTTACAAAATTAGATAAGCCGGTTTGGCCCGGACAGAAAATCAAAGTGGTTTGGCGTGATGTTGTAGACGGTTATGTATCTGTAGATATTGACAATGACTTAACCGTTTTGGAAACAACAACCCGGCTCAACGCGACCGGCCTGCGGACAGTTAGCATGCAGGTTAGCACCATTGACGCCTGGCCGGCGACATTTGCGGAGATTATAGCCGACCAGATGGAAGAGGCCACGCTGATGGATGGCCACCCGCAAACGTTTGCCGGGTATTACTCGGAGGGATTGGGTAATTTCAACATTAGCCCCACTTACAGCGCCATTGCCCGGTTTAAGTTTGATGACCGGATTACAAGACTGGTGTCGGCGCAGTTGCGCTTTAGAACCGATGCGTTTGAAGCCACCGCCACGGCGGCGGCCAGCAAAACCATCAACCTGACCAGCACCAAGAGCCAGACC